AAGACGATACCGTTCCTAACCGCTTCTGGGGTCGTGGCACAGTAGAAAAAGCATACAATATGCAAAAGGCTATTGATGCACAGCTCCGCAGCCACTTAGACAGCTTGGCATTGACTACTGCTCCTATGATTGCAATGGATGCTACTCGTTTACCTCGTGGTGCTAAGTTTGAAGTTCGTCCCGGCAAAGCAATCCTCACCAATGGCAATCCTGCTGAGATTATGATGCCATTTAAGTTTGGACAAACAAGCCCGGAGTCTGCTGCTACCGCAAGAGATTTTGAGCGTATGCTCCTCATGGCAACCGGTACTCTGGATAGCCAAGGCATGGTAACGCAAGCAACTCGTGATTCTAGTGGTGCTGGTATGTCGATGGCTGTTTCTGGCATCATCAAGAAGTACAAGCGTACCCTGACTAACTTCCAAGAAGATTTCATGGTCCCATTGATTAAGAAGGTTGCGTTCCGCTATATGCAATTTGACCCAGAGCGTTATCCTTCTGTAGACATGAAGTTTATTCCTACCGCTACTTTGGGTATTATGGCTCGTGAATACGAACAGCAACAGCTCATTGGTCTTCTGCAGACTCTTGGACCTAATACTCCTGTGTTGCCAATCATCCTCAAAGGCATTATCGCTAACTCCAGCCTGTCTAATCGTGCTGAGATGGAAGCTGCTTTAGAGCAAATGAGTCAGCCTAACCCAGAAGCACAGCAACTGCAGCAAGCTCAGGCTCAATTAGCCCTACAAACACAGCAAGCTCAGATTAAACAGCTTGATGCTAGTGCTGCTAAAGACATGGCAGATGCTCAAAAGACCATGGTTGAGGCTCAATTAGCCCCACAAGAGGTAGAAGCCAAGGTTTTATCGGCTGTTTCTCGTAATTTACCAAGCCAAGACGACGAAGCTAACAGAGAATTTGATAGAAGGGTAAAAATTGCTGATTTGATGCTAAAAGAGGCAGATATTAAGAACAAATCAAAGATTGTAGAGTTGCAAATGTCTGAAAAAGCTGCTACAATAGGAAAGACAGAAGAAGATTTTCTTAATAATCTGACAGAGAAGCTATCAAGCAATGGCTAATATTAAAGAATACATCAAAAAAGTAATGGATGGTACTGTTTCTTTAGAGGAACAGCAAGCTGCCTTAGCTCAAGTTGAGAAAACCATCGTTGAGGCAAAACAACGCCGAGATGAGTCTGTTGGTCAAAAAGCAGACATGGTTGTACAAGCCTTAAAAACCATTGAGGCTAAACTTGAAGCTAAGTTAGTAGAACTGAACAACACTCCTGCGATGCAAGGTGTTCAAGGTCCTACTGGTAAAGCAGGTAAAGACGGAGTAGACGGTAAAGACGGTCTTAACGGTGTTAGCGGCAAAGATGGTAAAGATGGCAAAGACGGAGTTGATGGTAAAGACGGTGTGTCTGTTGTTGACGCTAAGATTGACTTTGACGGCTCGTTAGTTGTTTACCTATCGAACGGTAATGAGATTGATTGCGGTCAGATTCTGTCTCCAGATGTTGCTCAAAACATTATCATCAGTAGCGGCGGTTCAGGAACATCGCAGGTTGTTACCGATACTTTAGCAAGTTTACAATCACAGATTGACTCTATTGGCGGTAGTGGCACAGTTACTTCAGTAGCGGCAACTGTGCCAAGTGTTTTAAGCATTACAGGAAGCCCAATTACTACAAGCGGTACTTTAGCAATAGGCTACTCAGGCACAGCTTTACCTATTGCTAATGGTGGAACAGGTGCTACAACTGCTTCTGCTGCTTTTAATGCGTTATCTCCCATAACCACTGCTGGCGATTTAATTGTAGGAACAGGAGTAAATACAACAGGAAGATTAGCCGTAGGAACAACAGGTCAAGTATTAAAATGTAATGGTAGTACAGTTGTTTATGGTTCTCCTGTTTTTGCTGGAACTGCTGTAGCATCTACTAGCGGTACTTCTATTGATTTTACAGGTATCCCATCTTGGGTTAATCGAATTACGATTATGTTTAGCGGAGTTTCAACTAACTCTACTTCACCTGTAATTATTAGAATGGGAACTTCTTCAGGAATTGAAACTACAGGATATTTAAGTGGTGCTGCTGTTACTGGAATTACTTCTACTACTTCTACTGTAGGATTTACAACAATTTTTAATACTGCTACCAACGTAAGACACGGTTCTTTTGTTTTAACTACTTTAGGGTCAAATATTTGGACGGGGACTGGTTTATTAAATGACGGAAGTTCTGTTGTTGTTATAGCTGGCACAAAGACAATGCCATCCACTTTAGACCGAGTTCGCATTACCACAGTTGCGGGAAACCAAACATTCGATGCTGGTACTATTAATATCCTCTACGAGTAGACTATGAATAGAATAGAAATTGATGTTATAACAGGCGAGCAAATAATCATTGAATTAACTCAAGAAGAAATTGCTCAAGCACAGTCTGAATATGAAGAATGGCTTGTTTTGAATCCTTCTACATAATAAATAATTAAAAAATAACTTGACTTTTTAGCAAAAGTGTGGTAAACTTGCAAAAATAAGTAAGTAAGTACTCACTTCTCCAATAGGACAAAGAAGAATGATAGACAAGAAGCTACAAAGCTATTACGAAAACCGCTTTTCAATGATGTCAACTGAAGGTTGGCAAGATTTAATGGAAGATGCACAGACCATGTTTAATTCGTTGAACCATGTGTTATCAATCCAAAGTGAAGCGGATTTAATGGTAAAGAAGGGACAACTGGACTTGCTTCAGTGGCTCATTACCCTTAAACCTGCTTCAGAACAGGCTTACGCATCATTGCAGGACGACTCTGCGGGAGCAGCTCAGGATGCGTAGGATGTACGATTTTAAGTGTAGTGAAGAACATATTACAGAAGGTTTTGTTGATTATGAGACAACAACAATCGCCTGTGGTTGTGGGAATGTAGCGAATCGGATTATCTCACCCGTGAGAATTAGTTTAGATGGTACAGACCCAAACTTTGTGGCTGCCTACGATAGATGGGCAAAAAGGCACGAAGATAAGCAGAAGCAAGAAGCAAAGCAAAACGCCTAAGATACCTTTATCGGGAGATAGAGCCTTAGATTACAAATCCTAAAATCACTTGATTCGGTGACAGGAGACTTTAAATGGCAGCAAACTTTATTCAAGAAGAAGAACTGTTTAACAGCAGCGAAGAAGAAGTAGTACAAGACGTTACAACCCCAGTACCTGACAGCACTGCTGCAGGACAAACTGAAACAGCTAATGTCACTGAACCCGTGGAAGAATTACCAGAGAAGTATCGTGGTAAGTCTGCTATTGAGATTGCTAAGATGCACCAAGAGGCTGAAAAGCTCATTGGACGACAAGCAAATGAGGTTCACGAAGTACGAAGTCTTGCAGACCAACTGTTAAAACAACAACTCGACTCGAAGGCTAAGGAAGCGAAGCCGCTTGAAGAATCGCTCGAAGAAGACTTTTTTGCAGACCCAGCTAGTGCGGTCAACAGACAAGTAGAGAAGCATCCTGCAGTTCTTGAAGCAAGACAAGCAGCGTTAGAAATGAAGCGCATGAAGACAGCACAACAACTGTCATCGAAGCACCCAGACTTTGCCACTATCGCATCCGATAGCGGATTTCAAGATTGGGTTAAATCTTCAGCTATTCGCTTAAATTTGTTTGCTAAAGCTGACGCTGAATTCGACTTTGAATCCGCTGATGAATTGTTAAGTACCTACAAGGAACTTAGACAAATCAAACAGCAGAACCAAGTTCAACAATCAGTAGCAGTAGAAAGCAAAGCTCAAGAACAGGCAATGAAGGCAGCTACAGTCGATGTTGGTGGTGCTGGTGAAACCAGTAGAAAAGTATATCGTAGAGCAGACCTTATTAAACTGAGAATGACCGACCCTGACAGGTATATGCAACTCTCTGACGAGATTATGCAAGCATACGCTGAGGGGAGAGTTAAGTAATTTTAGAATTTCTAATTAAAGGAAAAATATCATGGCATTAGTAGGCGCAGCATACCCCGGCGGTAGTACATCTATCGTCAACAAAACAAACGCAGACAAGTTCATTCCAGAAATCTGGTCTGATGAAGTTATCGCTGCTTACAAGAAAAACCTAGTATTGGCTAATCTTGTTCGCAAAATGTCTTTCAAAGGCAAAAAAGGTGATACACTGCACATTCCTAAACCAACTCGTGGCGTTGCAAGCCTCAAGGCTGCTAACACCGCTGTAACGGTTCAAGCTGATACCGAAAGTGAAGTACAGCTTTTAATCAACCGTCACTTCGAGTACTCACGTTTCATCGAGGACATCGTCGAAGTTCAAGCGCTGTCGTCACTCCGTTCTTTCTACACGGAAGATGCTGGTTACGCTTTGGCTAAACAAGTTGATGACGACCTCATCGCTTTGGGTAAGTCTTTCGGCGACGGCGACGCTTCTGATTGGGTACACAGCAATGCGTACT